GGGTGCGTCAGCTTCTATCTCAAGTGTAGTGGGAAACTCTGCACGTTTAGCAACTAATTGGAGCATACGCAGTCTAACAGCAGCCCCTAATACTATTAATGGTTCCATTTCTTCAATTACTACGTGACCGCTATCATAGTCCTGATAATTATCATCATATACAATTAAGGGATACTGAACAGTATAAAGGTCACCCCCACCTGGTATTACACGTCCTATGTCATCATATATATAAAATACAGGACTTTTAGTGGTTGCTTTAAATAGAGAGTTGCTATCCTCGTATCTTGCTCTAGTTTTTGGATGTACCTGACGTGCTTCATAGCCACCTTTATCCGCATACATTATCTTACTAGAACCTCCCAGAGCAACGCCATCACCATCTGGGTCTGTTATTTTATCAGTCATTGACTCTAAAAGTATCGGGGGGAGTATATTCATAATTTCCCTAGCGATATCTTTTAAAGTACTACTTATTCCGTTTGTATCGCTAAGGCTACCTATGAGATCTTCTATACGTGTTTGATATGTAATTGCTACTGGCATATTAATCTTTCCTTAATTTAAGAGCAGGTTTGAGGCAAGCCATATTAAGACCTGCCTCATAGTCTGCTATTTACGTATTTTATGAAGCGTCAACAGTAGCTTTTGTTGATCCATTACATAACCAGTAAGTGCCATCACAAAAAATATCTATCGTATCATTAATTGCACCTGCATTTAATGTAAGCGATGATACTGTCTCGTGTATATCTCTTCCTGTTTGTGTAGCATGATCTCCGCCAAAACTGCCATGATAGTAAATTAAACTAGCACCGCCACTTATAACATGCTCACTTCCATCTCCAGATATAACTTTAAAGCTACATCCTTTAAAAGAACTTGACATAGTAGGCAATGTGATAGTAACTGCTCCACCTGATAAGATGAATGTTTTCCCATGATCAGATACTCCAATGGAAAAACTTGCAGTTTTACTTACGCTAGCTGCGCTTGAACCACCAAGATAAGGTCTAGCCATGATTTAGCCTCCTTATGCTGTGACTTTCATCAAGTTATGCGATTCGATAAGCGAGATTCCGATGCCTTCATCAGAGAAATACTGATCTTTGACACCATCATATGCGTTATCGCTTTTCACATTAGCCTGGAACATGGGTGAACGGTACTGAGCATGGAACATGTTACCGTCTTCGATAATCAACATGTAGCCATTGTAAGGACCTCTTAACGCAGGTGTTGGTATTAACTGGAGTATGCCATGAGGTGTTTCTAAGACTTTATAGTTAAAGCCCAATGAATCACGTTTCATGTCGCCCAGATTAACTGTCCAACCTGAATTACCAGCCACACCCGAAGAACCAGCCATTTTCGACCAGTAGCTTAATGCACCAGCTCCGCAGAAGGCACGTTTTACTCCAGAATCTGGAACATACTGGAATACCTTTTCCATGTCATCTACGAAACTACCATAGGAGTATGAAGCTTCTGAGACAGTAAATACTGATTGATCGTCTCCAGAAGAAGCACCGTATTTAGCTAGTGCTGATACCATACCATATGTAGTTCGTACTTTCTTACCGCCACCGTCATCTACGCCACCATCAGCAAAAGACTCTCCAGATTGGTCTAGGTTAGTCCCTCCTATCCTTTGGCCGAACAAAAATGCGCGTTCCTTCTGCATTTTGTGTTCCATGTTTTTCTGTGAACGAAGACGAGCAAGTTCTGAGCTTTCTCCCCTGAGAGAAGCCTGTAACAGCGTACCAGTAATTTCAAGAGGTGTCTTGAAAATCTGAGTCGAGTTATAGACAATCTGCAGTTCGTCAGCCCACGCTTCAGGCGCTTCTGTTCCTTCGCCGTGTGCGTTACCTATCACTACTAACCAGTCATGTGCTGCTATACTAAAATCAGTACCTGATAAGTTACAGAGCTCGAAATCAGTTCCAGAGCTTTCTCTTATCAGTACGCTACCTTTTGAACTTGTGCCAGAAATATCACCAGCCCCAGCACCATTCCAGACAGCATCTGATGCCCATACCTCACAAATAAGTCCAGCCCATGAGCTGTACTCTGTTGTGTTTAAACCATCACCACCTTCAAGGCCGATTGTTGCTTCTACTGCTGGGAGATCTTGTGCTGCCCCTGTAGCTAGTAAATCGGTAACCGTCCCCGATAGCTGGATTTTCTGGATTATCCAAGGATTACGATGCTCAAACATCTTAAAAATAGGATCATTTAAGCTTCTTGTCTCTCTATTAGACAACACAGTTGTAAAGGGAGCTACATCTGTCCACAATTCTTTTACAATCTGTGGATCAATATAGAAGTCACGCCTATCTAGGTATAATATACCAGCAGCGCCTCCCGTAAATAAGGTTTTAGCAGCCATTGCTAACCCCTCCTATTCTATCGTTTATAAGTTAGTAACCCTTCATTGAAGAGGTCTTCCGCAGATTGAGGAGTCGGAGACTGTCCAGTTTGAACAGCTGCAGGTGTAGGCGCTTTTAGGCGCTCCTGCTGATCCATCATCTGACGTTTTCTATCTTCGGTCTTTCTTTGGGTGGGAGCCCCACTTAAAGATTTATAAACGCGATACATGTTTTCTGGTGTTACCTCAGCGGGATTTGATAGCCATTGAACGAATTCATTGGCCTCACTCTGAGTAGCACCAAAAGACTGAGCAGAGGTTCTTGCAGTAGAAATAATAGCATCAGTACGCTGCTGTTGAGCTTGCATACGAAATGCGTTCTCTCGCTGAACATCCGCCTGTTCAAGAGCGGATATTTTATCAACAAGATAACCCTGCATGTTTGCGTTATACTTAAAGGACTCACTTTCTGGGTCACTATATGCGTCTACCTCGTTATAACTTGACGGTTTAGTAGGCTGTATTGGCATCTTCGATAGGTCTTCAGAGTTCATTTGTTGATTACCCTGAGGTTGTCTATTGGAGAATGATTGCGATTTCCCTGTAACACGCTGTTCCAACATATCCATAATATCTGGATTTTGTTGAAGGGCATGTTCTAATGGTGCCATTGTATTTTCATAAAATGACACCTGTCTTTGCAAATCGCTCTTCTCATTCGACAGCTTATCATGCTTACTTTGCCAAAATTCATGTCGACGAGGATCGTCTTTAGGCTGAGAATCGTCGCCTATTTGCGGTTCTAGTTCATCACCCGCAGCAATAGACTCTTCCGTGATCGTACCAAAGCCCCCTGTAACATCGAATTCATCAATGCTCTCAGCCTGGATATCTATACCTTCAGTAGGTATCTGTGTATCTTCTATCGGGAACTCAACGGCATCACGTGTCTCTAATTGTGCATCCATTTTACTCTCCTTGGTTATTTGTAGTTACTACCACAGCAACAACCCTTCACTAATAATTTTATTTGTTAACCTCTGTATACCATTGCAAAATCACCACTGGCAACGGTAACTGAGGACCATCTTCCATAAATTGTTTGACCAGCCAAAACAGTTATGCTGCTTAAGGTGTCCCAAATATCTGTATCTGCTGATACTGCGCTGATTACACAGTCTACGCTTAAAGCCTGTATTGCTACGTAAGTATCAGCATTTACTGTAGCATTAGTGACGTAATCCACTCCTGCTTGGCCCAGTTGAACATTTAATGCTTCGTTAGCTTTATACTGATGTATAGCCATTTTATCTCCTTATCTAAAACCTATCTTCTACCCAATCTCTAGCTCTGCCAAATAACCTTCCTTCTCGGCCACCCTGAAATAGACCCCTATTATCTCTCCACCTGTCTCTAAAAGCCTGTGGTGCAGCTGATACTTGTTCTATCTCCCGTGGTGCAAGACTTGATAGATCCTCACGTATATCTGGCATACGGCTTAATGCACGTATTTTAGCTGCAGCCCTATTCTCAGAAGCAGCTGTCCTTGCTAATTCTCTTCTACTAGATGCACGATTTCTTGTATCTTCCATTTCGACTTGCCTTTGTTCACGACGCTGCTCGCCAAGAGATTGTCTTTCTGAGAGTCTCTGTAAAGTAGCCCCTCTTCTATCTGATGCTCTTTCCATAGAAGCCCTTCTTCTATCTGATGCTCTTTGTCTTGTATTTTCCATTTCGATTTGTCTTTGTCCACTACGTTCACCAGCACCCATCCTTCTGACTGACGCTCTTTCTCTTGCAGCTAATCTCCTTTCCTCTGCTCTGGCTTTAGCCCTATTTCTTCTAAGTATCGAGTTGCGTCTAGGATCCATGTCCCACTCATCCATATCTGGATTATCAATAAGATTCTGAGCCTGTCTTTGGTTCACCAGGGCATCATAATCAAGAGGAGCTATATCCTCAGTCGAAGTTATGTTTCCAGCTATCCCCCTTGAATATGGCGGGGGATTAAGCATTAAAGAATTATAATCCATAGATGGATCAGATCCTCTCATGCCTGGATCATTAAACCCTGTTTCATAATAAGGGTCATTTTGTTCTTGGGAATTCTTTCCCATTAACGCTAATAGGTTCATAGTGGTGATATCCTTTTGGCCTCTTTCTCAGCATCTTTAGCTTCTTCTTTTAGCTTTTTTAGTTCATCTCCAGCCCTAGCCTGAAATAAAGATGCGGTCATTTCTGCTTTTGCCTCAGCCTTGGCCAGCTTCTTTTCAAATTCTTTTACTTCCACACGTTTCTTATCGTGCAAACTTTCTCGTTGAGCAGTTTGTAAGTCTCCTTTTAGCTTCTTTATCTCTTCGCCTGCCTGCTGTAGTTGTCCCTGTAGCTGCATGATCATATCCTTGCGTTTAAGAACACCCTCAACGTCAGCTACATCTGTTTGTTTTAGTACCTCTATCTGATCAATAATACCTGATTGATATAACTGCATGTAATATTCAAACCTTGCCCAGCGATTAGATGGTAATGTTGATCCTGTAACGACTATTACATCGTATTTACCAGCAGTAACGTCATTAATTTTTTCTATAACTTCACCTGTAAGCTGATCGGTAAGATTATAGTTTATAGAAATTTCTGAGGGAGCCATGTTAGGATTTATAAGGCGTATTATCTTCGTCTCTGTATAATAACTCTGAATCATTTGAACTACTACCTTAGCTAGCTGGTTTATTCCGTCCTCGATATCATCACGCTTAGATTTAATACGACGTTGCCCATATTCATCGAGGGCAATAGTACCCTTATAGGTTTGAGGAGCTCCCTCTGCTTGCCCCTGCATCATAGCATATATACCAAGGATTCGCTCAACGTCTGCTTTTGCATCCGCCTCATTTTTATAAAGTTCATTAGGGAGAGGAACAGGGCCTGCTACGATAGGCTGGCCAAGTTCTGGGTCAAACTCAATTACAGCAGTACCCGCTCTAGCCCATTCTTCTTCTAATCTTTGTTTATCCATAGATCCTCTAGGTATAAGAAGCTTAACATTCGTAGAACTAGACGCATGTGCTACAATAAGAGAACGTATTTTATTAATGTATTCCTGTAGTCCCCTGACTATACGAACATCGCTTTGCGGATAGGGATTTCTATGGAAACCATTCATAAGCGTAACTATTGGATATGTATCAACAGGAAGTTCATGTTCATATAGACGCTCATCGCCAACACACAGCATGTGTACTATCCTATTGAGTAGTACATTATTGCAGACGATCTCCTTGCTTCTTTCGAGCATTTTCTTAGTGATCCCCTGTATAGAGACAGTTGTTTGACCATTTGGATCCTCGCCAGGTAATGTTAACTGTTGTCCAGATGCTTCGTCTACTTCAGTATGAAAGACCATACCCATAGAGTCATAAATGCCTAAAAGGTTTGCTACTTGATTCTTTTCAGTAATAATCTCCTTTTTCCCGTCAGGATTAGTGACAATAAAGGCGGGCTCTTCTAAGTAAGCCTCATATTGCCTATCTGTAAGTATCTTCTCTTCGTTGCTATATGGATCGTAGCAATGCCAGAGAGGTTTTCTAATTTTAGTATATCTCTCCATAACCTCTAATTCTACGTCATCGTCAGCAACACGCTGTCTTTGAGAGATATCCTGTGGTGATAGCTGTTCATCAAAGAGCCCAAACCGCGAGGTAGAGGAACCAGATATATAACTAGTCTCTTGGGCTCTATCTATAATATCTGCATAATCTGGATAAAGATTTTTAAGCTGGGAACGCATTATACGCTTAGCTACAATCATATGTGTAGAATCCTTTGCAAAAGGACTTTTACAGCTGGGATCAAGATATAGATCAAAAGGATCAATAGAACGTAGAAATATTTCACCCTTACCAAAATCTTCATGAGGATCGTAATAAACCATTAGAGCCCCCATGCCTTTGACATAATAATCGTCTATTGCCTGCTTTAATTCCATATTGCCGTTAGAGTTGTCCCAAATATAGGTCATAAGATCAGAAAAGGCTTTTGCAGTCTTAATATCGGAATTTTCACGTGCAGTAGCCTGGAAACGTGGTTTATTCGCAGTTAGAAGAGCTTTTGCCTGTTCTACTGCTGGAAGGATAACATTGACTACTATAGGCTCTTGATTGCGATCTCTAAGTAAATTAACCTGTTTAGTAGACCATTGCTTACCAGCACGAAATTCGTTATCCTCTGAGGCCTGCTTAAACCACATAGCACGAGCCGAAGAGTATTCCTGTAGCAAATCCTGTGTTAACTGTACAGATGAATCTTTAGCTGGCATAACACCCCATATAATTAAAGTTCCTGAACGTGCAATTTTACGTATAAATGATTAATAAAGTTTCATGCAATAAGCCAATCTGAAGTACGTTCCTTCTTTTTGCGGGTAATTTTGACCTTTTCCTCAGATATTTCGGTATGATAGGGAGCATATACATTTTTAGTAGCATAATACAGACCATCTAGTAAATCGTCATTTCTACCTCTGGGATACAATAAAAGCTCATCTTTTAGTTCCTGCATGTCTTTTTGTATATATAGCTTCTTTTGAGCCATAAACGGCTGCATGGTTTCTAATCTGTAGCTTTTTGGATTCCTAGGTCGCTCCTTAATTTCCAATCCTGGTATAAACAGTCCTTCTTCATCGCATCGTTTTCTCAGGTATTCCCTAAGCATCTCCTGATAGCCAACTGATTCGATCCTAGTCTTCTGAGGTTTATAGGTATTGTAGTAATCTATGATTGATTCCGCTAAATCTAGGGGAGTAGCACGTTTACGGTAGTAAGGCAAAACATACCTATTGTTACTCTTATCGATAGCTACAGCGACTATTGTCGAATAATCAGCTGTTCTACGAGTAGACGAAGCTGGATCTACACCCATAAAGACGTTAACAGCCTTAACCTCATCGTCAGCAAACGTCAAGAATGCCTTGTTCTCAGCATCCAGGAAGAAATCAGCATCATAGTACTGAAGATACTCTTCCTTGAAAAGCTGGTCCTCATCGCCTACTATCTGACATAGGTACTCTCTATAAAAGACAGACACACGATTAATAGATGCCAACTCCTCTTTCTTCTGCTTTAGTTTCTTTATTGGATGCCATTCTTCCCATAATGCAATTTCATTATCAAGATCAGGGGCAAAATGCATGTTAGTCCACCCTTTCATCTCTTTAAGAGTTTCAACCATGCATCTTTGATGCTGGGGAGTACCAATAATAGCTATTCTTCCTTTAGAAGGATCTAAAGATGGAACTGCTGACTGTAAGAGCCATCTAAGATTCTGTTCCATCGCTTCTGCAGTCTTAGTGTTGTTCTCATCCTCAGGATCGTCTACGATAATCAAGGTAGGACGCTGGTTTCCGACCTTTATTCCTCTTAATTGCTGTCCTGTACCCTTACAAACAATAACCGAGCCATCTTTTAGCTCTACTTCAGCCCTAGTCCATATCTTTGCCGAATGAATTCCCCAATAGCCAAAGAGAGACCTGAACTCTTTAGAGTAGTCTAAGATGTCTTTTAGTGTTCCCAGAAGTTTTACAGCGTGATCTTGTGTTCTACTGACAAGAACTATAAGTTTTCTCCCCTTATCGAATAGCAGATGATAGAGAGGGAATATTCCTCCAACGATGGAGCTTTTCGCATGACCCCTAGGAGCTATAATATTTACCTGACTATTGCTCTTATCCATAAGAACGTCGGCTATCTCATAGTGAAACTTCGGAGAAGGAGCTACAAACATGTTAGGTACTGTAATCCTACCAAAAAGTACCATGTCCTTCTTTAGTTTCTGTAGAATAGCTCTTTTATCTTCTTCCATGACATCTTGAATAATACGATTATAAGTGTCTTAAAGTCTGGTTCGAGGTAAATAAGGTATTTAACCATCTTCCACCAACTGGCATCGGGGCCTGGATAACGCATTTTAGTAGTCATCCGATATTGAAGAAGCCTGAACACCATCAATTCGTGATAATGCGCTTTCTGCCAGCCTGTTTAACCAGAAAGGAAGATTTTCATCGGAAGTTGCAATCCTTTCTAGTGCAGAAAGTGCTATTTCTAGCTGTGCAAGAGCTATTGACAACGTATCAGTGCCATTATATACTGCATCAAGGTTGTCTTGACTCATTTTGTTCGACTCGCTGCTCAAGTTTTAGCTTATTCTCCTCTGTCGCTATTTTATCGGCTATCTGTCTGGTCATATCGATCTCAATAGTATCAGTAACGATCCTCTTAGAGGGTTTCATCTCTAATAAATCCATAAAATTTTCGGTAGCTCGAAGAATACCGCTCACATCGCCTTTTCCTCTGGCAATATCTATTGCCTCTAGGACAGTTTTGATCACATAGTCCTGATTAACACCGTTCTTTGATAAAACTTCCTTTAGCTTCTCTTCTACCATTTCCATTATTCGCTCCTCCTTGAATAATCTCCTTACAGTGGCTTTTGGTATTAACTGATCAGGTCTGTATATACGACCTAAAAGGTCCCAATCTACCTGATTGTTACTTAAAAGCTGCGTTACATACGCCATTACAGTGGTTTTGGTGCGTGTCTTGCTCGCCTCCTGCTCAGCCCAGTCACGAGGTTTTATGTAACAATATCTGTGTGCAGCCCTGTTCGGCTCAAACAGCATCTTTGAAGAACCAGGATACCACTGGACACCATAACAGGTCTTTATAATAATTCTTACCCTGTTTCTCTTATCTTTGTGCTCCTTTCTAAAGAGACATTCTCCCACATATCCATCATCAGAAAGAGCCATTTCCCCAGGATTCGCTTTGCTCCAATGCTTATAGACAATTCCTTGCTCGTCTGCCTCATCTTTAGTATAAACAGTCCAAGTACCAGTGAACTTACCCCGAGGTCTCTGAATTGTCTCCACTATATACTATGTATAATACTATACTTATTAAGATACACCTCTATGTATATCGCATATGTATTCATAATACTATAACACTATATATAATACTATTCTTAATCCATACTCTCCACTTCTGGTCTGTTTAAGATACCCTCTATAATCTTGACAGCTATCTTATGCTCTGCCTCATATATATCGCTATCACCACGTATTTCGGATATAATTCTATCGAAATCATCTAAAGGCATGGATCTTAACACCCATGTGTTTAATAAAGGATCATATATTTCATACTCTACATTGCTCATGCTTAAGTTTAACTTTAACTCGCTATGCTTTGCAATACTTTTGTACATGTACCAGATTCTGAAAATATATCAAGAATGGGAGTGTGAGGTTAAACAAGAACCCACCCCCCTTCAATCAGGGTGTTCGATTGTTTATTAGGTTGAAACCGTTCGTTAGGTTGCGTTACATTGATGACACGAGTCATCAGGCTACGCCCCCGCCCATGACCACCAGCTCGCCAGCCCCTCGCATACTGCGAGCCCTTGGCAGAGGGTGGTAGAGCAGACTCCCTAACAGATGGTGTATCATAATGGTACGCCACTAACATAAGGAGTCATACCATGAACATACAACACCGTATCATACCTTGCCTCAAGCATCACGTTAGTAATCTCTTTAGGAAATCCCTACGCTACAGACTACGTAACCCAGTGTACAAGAAGAGCAGTAAACCGTCTAAGACGATGGTTAAGGTGCGTTCAATATGGGAGATCATTCGTTCCAGTGATAACCCAAGAGTCATTAACGAAGACCTGAGAGATTTAGCACATGACGAACTGTTAATGGATGAAGAAGAATCCCCACTTCCTCATCCTCCAGGGTCAGCCTGTTCTAACCAGAGCTGTGCACTGCATTATCCTGACATTGATAACATAGAGGAACGTTTAGTGGAAGAAGAGGCTCACATACTACACAATTCCTGAGTAACAGTCATGTAACAGGTAGTACGATAGGGAGTGGTTCTATACTGCTCCCTTTTTTATGGAGTATCAACACACTCATCCCTCATTCAAACCAAACGAAGGAGTATGTTTTGGATTAAACACTCAACTTAGCCTTACCAACCTGTAGTGGTAAAGACAAGGCGTTAAAGTAGAATCTAACAGGACAGACAGAGTAGAATCCCAGTACTTTGTCTGGACGAGGCATAGTCACCGACTAATCTTGACCGATTGGAACTAAGCTAATGCAAGGTGCGGGTAACATTTTATTAACCAAACAAAGGAGACTCATAGGCTATGATCACATACATAGTAGCAGTAGACCTCATAAACGAATATACGCCATTCCCACCAACTGTAACTCAGTACATAGTTATGGAAGAGAATGGCAATCCAATCTTCGAGTCACGTTCATTAGTCAAAGCACAGCAGTATCAGAAGTTCTATGAGCAGGGTTACGCTCATGGTAACATACTCGATACTCTTGAGTCATTACGCTTTGACTGCTTGACCAGTGATTCTTTCGGAGATGTGATGGAGATCAGTTTGAGGTCGTAGCATACAGGGGGAACCAATCCGAGTGCAACATGCATCGTAGGGTTGGTTCTCCCTTTTTTATGTGTAACTTACACATTACGAGAGAGAGAGTCGGTATATCAAGGCAAAAATGCACCGTTGTATTCACCGAGTGCATAGTCATGATAGACTCTCTCTCCCTAATTTAGTGTAACTTAAAAGGAGTACAGACAAATGAGTGTAGCACTAACAACAGCCCTTCTGTATGGAACTTGTCTCTTCATAGTAGTATCAATAGTTGCATTAATAGCTACTTCTTATGGTTATAGAAAAGCCAGAAAAGAAGAGTTTGAAATGGAGATATTGGTATTCATAAAGAAAGTAGAGCGGTTTCTTACCGAAGGTTACGAGCATAATAAGGGGAGTGAGTAATACTCCCCTTTTTTTGTGTTATTGATAAAGTTTAACAAAGGAGAATAAAATGATGTGGTGGATAACAGTATTGTCAGTAATCATATTTCTGCTCTTACTTGTTGAGATCGACAGTAATGCAAGATTCACCAAAAAAGAGCATGAGGATAATGAGGATATAGAGTAGTAAACATGCTCCCTCATCCTTGGTATATCACAATGGTATGCTAAATGAAAATAAAGGAGACTCCAAATGAGCAAAGTCGTTGATATATTGTATTGGATTCGGACAGGTGAGTCTGAACTCAATAAAACTGCTGAATCGGCTAATGAGGCTGATTTCTTCAGTATAAGGAAGGCAGACCTTGACAAAGACAGAGTAGCTCAGATTGCAACATATCTGAATTATAAAGGTGAAGTCAGGGAATCTGAGTCTGGTCTAAGCTGGTTAGTATTTAAGTCAGCAGGTTCACAGCAATTCGATTTGAGTTGCTTGCCAAGTCCAGTCAGTGCCTAACTAACAGAAGTAAGTAGTATAGAAAGAGGAGACTTAACTCAGGTCTCCTCTTTTTTTGTTGTTATTTGTATGGTAGTAGCTATTCACCGATGAGCCTATATCCGAGTGCAACACGCATCGTAGGGTTATGAGTAGGAAGGCAAAAATGCTGGACATCAAATACAGGTGTTGGTCTTATAATAGCTTGCAAGTCCTGTTGGATGTTATACTATAAACACACACGGTTACGCTAACATGTGCGTTAACAAAGGGGCTAAGTAGCTATTATCATATATAGGAGGGAGTAAGCTTAAGCTAAGGAATAGCATCTCAACCTCACTGGTAGTACGGTGCGAAACTCCGAGCTTGCTTCCTCTAATAGTTTGAAGGACAGTTATTAACGACTCTTTCGTGAATTAACACGTGTAATAGCCTATGTATAAAATCGTAGGTCACATAGGTAGTGTACTATAGTGCAATTACCTTTAACTCCGTTGATATAGCAGAGTGGATGACTATCGTGAAAGCTGTCTTTCATATTTTAAATAAAGGAGAATAAAATGAAGAAAATAACAATGCCAGAAGACATTATACTTGACTTAGCTAAAACACTTCAACTAATAACCAATCATTGTAACTGCAATGACGGAAATGCTGAATCAGTTGGTTTAGATTGGAACTATCTACATAAACTTAACGGTAGAACTCAACATTGGTTAGATAAGATTTATGGTTCAAGCGAATATATTGACTCTTGGGAGGCAGCAGAAAGGAGAACAAAATGTACTTAAGTGAATGTTGTGACGCATTACCTTTTATTGAGACATATGAAAATATGGGTAAATGTAGCAGATGCAAAGAAGACACGATGTTTTATGAGGAAGAGCTCCTCACAGAAAAGGATATTTACGGACAGAACATAGGAAACTCAAAACATGGAGAAGAATAATGCTAAAATTGAAGATAATAATAGGAACTGTTTTAGTGTTATTCAGTCTAAATACTATACTTATAAAGTACGGTCACATCACAATCAAAAGGATGGGAAGGATCATCATGGATAAAACTTATGTCATAACAAAAATGCTATTATTGTGGCTTGAACATATAGCTATGATATTCTCTGGTTTAGTATTTGGACTTTGGATAGCAAAGAGAAGATCTAAGAAAAACGAGATCAGCCAGCCAATACTAACAAGAGAGGAAGTTAAATCTATTGTAAAAGCAGAAAACATTATGCCAGTAGCAGAAGCAAAAGAGATAGCTAAGGAAAAACCAAAGGAACTAATATGCCCTGAATGGGGAAAAGAGTTTGTTGATGCCATTGGACAGGTATGGTTAGAAAAGAACTTTGGTAAAAGTAATATAACAGGGAGAGCATAATATGGAACAACGTATACCAATATTAGAGGACCTAAATAAAAGCTATACATTACTCTTAGCAATTAATCCAGATGGATTAGTTATTCATACAAGAGCTATGTTAAAGACATCTTTAGATGATGGAGTGAAGCTACAAAAGATAAGAAGTACATTCAAAGATGCTATTCTATTGTCATTTGAAATAGGAGATCTACGATCAATATGGATGACAAAGACAAACGAAATAAAAGATAAAAGAAAAGATATCTGGTCAGACAGTAGTATTAAAAGCATGTTTAAAGGGATAATAAAAAACCACGTAAAAAGGAAGGATAAAGATGGGTAACCTCAGCGATTACTATGAAGAAATGAAAGAAAATAATAACTGGGACGAAGCAGATGAACATTATAGCACTCTTAAAAGAGCTTCATATCTGATGAGATCCTATGTACGATCGTATCTAACATGTAGGATATTAGAAGAAAAAGACAGTAGACACAAAGATTCTAAACAACGTATCCAGTTCTTTCAACAGGAATTAGATGACCTTGATGGTCACTGCATGAAATTTGGATACATAGTAGGAGAAGAAAAATGAAGATAGAGAATGAAATGAGTGATGAATTCTTTGATTGGTT